ATGTTTACAGACAAAGTGGTGCCAATATCCGTCAACTACCCGTTCTTCTTTAAACCAATCCAAGACGGTATGGATAGACCTAAAACAGAACTTGCTTTCAGAGTCCCAGCATCGAAGCTTACCAGACGGAGTATCACGAGCACGGACAAACCAGAAGATTTACAAGGTTTGGACACCACAATCGACTGGAAAAATACAGGAGATAACTCCTACGATGGGGAGAAACTTAAACTCCTTGTACATGATGAATCAGGGAAGTGGGAGAGGCCAAACAATATCCTCAACAATTGGAGGGTCACAAAAACAACCTTAAGGTTAGGTAGCAGAATTATTGGCAAATGCATGATGGGATCTACGTCTAATGCTTTAGACAAAGGTGGTGAAAATTTTAAGAAACTATACAGAGATTCCGATATAACTAAAAGAAACAAAAATGGGCAAACTAGTTCTGGTCTTTATAGTCTTTTTATTCCTATGGAATGGAATTACGAAGGGTTTATTGATGAGTACGGTCAGCCGGTATTTGATACACCAGATGAAGAGGTTAAAGGACCTTTTGGTGAATACATAGACATAGGTATATTAGAGCATTGGCAGAATGAAGTTGATGGATTAAAAAACGATCCTGATGCTTTAAATGAATTTTATAGGCAATTTCCTAGAACAGAGGAGCATGCATTTAGAGATGAAACTAAGAATAGTATATTTAACTTAACTAAAATATACGAACAAATAGATTATAACGAGGATATATCAGGATCTTTATCAGTTAACACTGGCAGTTTTCAATGGGTTAATGGTATTAAAGATTCACAAGTTATATTTTATCCAGATCCAAAAGGTAGGTTTAAAATAAGTTGGATACCACCTGCCCATTTGCAAAATAAAGTTATTGAACGTAATGGTTATAAAACACCAGGTAACGAGCATATAGGAGCATTTGGATGTGATAGTTATGATATTTCGGGGACGGTCGACGGGCTAGGTTCCAAGGGAGCTCTTCATGGACTCACCAAATTCTCTATGGAAGATGCTCCTCCTAATCACTTCTTCTTAGAATACATTGCTAGACCTCAGACTGCTGAGATATTCTTTGAAGATGTTTTAATGGCATTAGTATTTTATGGCATGCCAATACTAGCTGAGAATAACAAACCTAGACTCTTATATTATTTGAGACGTAGAGGTTATAGAGGTTATTCTATGAACAGACCAGATAGAAGTTGGAACAAATTATCTACTACAGAAAAAGAGATTGGTGGAATACCTAACTCTAGCGAAGATATTAGACAAGCACACGCAGCGGCTATTGAAATGTATATACAAGAACATGTTGGTTTAAAGACCAATGGAAACTATGGTAATATGTATTTTAATAGAACATTAAATGATTGGTCTAAATTTGATATAAATAATAGAACAAGATTTGATGCTGCAATAAGCTCAGGTTTAGCGGTTATGGCTTGTAATAGAAATTTATATGCACCTAATGTTAAAAAAGAAACAAAAAAAATAAATATTAGTTTCTCAAGATATGAGAATCAAGGAAACTTTTCAAAAATAATAAAATAGAAATATGGCTGAATCAATTACTAAAAACTATTTTCCCAGTCAAGTCGTAAGTGACTTAGAAAAAATAACACCTCAATATGGTTTGAAGGTTGCTAAAGCTATTGAAAGTGAATGGTTTGATAAAGACTCTGGAGCTAATAGATATAAAAGTAATGAATTAACTTTTCATAGACTTAGATTATATGCTAGAGGCGAGCAATCAATACAAAAATACAAAGATGAATTATCCATCAATGGTGATTTATCTTATCTTAATTTAGACTGGAAGCCAGTACCTATTATACCTAAATTTGTAGATATAGTTGTTAATGGTATATCAGAAAGAACTTACGACGTAAAAGCTTATTCTCAAGATCCTTTTGGAGTTAGTAAAAGAACTGAATACATGGAAAGCATTATCGCTGACATGAGAACAAAAGAGTTAAATGAATACACAAAACAAGCTTTTGGTATTGATATATCTAACACACCTGAAGATGAATTACCTGATTCACAAGAAGAATTAGAATTACACATGCAGCTTAATTATAAGCAAGCTGTAGAGTTAGCAGAAGAACAAGCTATAAACACTATATTTGATGGTAATAAATATGAATTAACTAGAAAAAGAGTTAATTATGACTTAACTGTTATAGGTATAGGTGCTGTTAAAAATACATTTTCTAAATCAGAAGGTGTTAAAGTAGAATATGTAGATCCTACTAATTTAGTTTATTCTTATACTGAATCACCATACTTTGATGATATATATTATGTAGGTGAGGTTAAAGTAATACCAGTCAATGAGTTAAAGAAACAGTTCCCAGATTTAACAAATGAAGATCTTGAAGAAATAGTAAAGCAGCCACATCCTAACACCAATGGATATAGCAAAGCCAACTATGATGATGTAGATAACAACCAAGTTGAAATACTTTATTTTAATTATAAAACTTATATGAATGAAGTTTATAAGATAAAGCAAACAGCAACTGGTGCTAGTAAAATATTAATCAAAGATGATTCTTTTAATCCACCAACTCCTGTGTTGGATGATAAGTTTGAGAAAGTTTCTAAATCAATAGAGGTATTATATGAAGGAGCACTAGTAACAGGTACTAAAAAGTTATTAAAGTGGGAATTGGCTAAAAATATGATGAGGCCAAAAAGTGATTATACTAAAGTTAAGATGAATTATTCTATTGTAGCACCTAGAATGTATAAGGGTCGTATAGAATCACTTGTAGGAAGAATAACTGGTTTTGCTGATATGATTCAATTAACTCATTTAAAACTTCAACAAGTAATGTCTAGAATGATTCCTGATGGTGTTTACTTAGATGCTGATGGAGTTGCTGAAGTTGATCTTGGTAATGGAACAAATTATAATCCACAAGAAGCTCTTAACATGTTCTTTCAAACTGGTAGTATTATAGGAAGATCAATGACATCTGATGGTGATATGAATCCAGGTAAAGTACCTATACAAGAGATTGCAAGTGGTAATGGTGGAGCTAAAATGCAAAGTTTAATAGCTAATTACAATTATTATCTTCAAATGATAAGAGATGTAACTGGGTTAAATGAAGCAAGAGATGCTAGTACACCTGATAAACATGCTTTAGTAGGTATACAAAAGATAGCAGCAGCTAATTCTAATACAGCAACAAGACATATATTGCAGTCAGGTTTATTTTTAACAGCTGAGCAAGCAGAGTGTATATCTCTTAGAATATCTGATATAATAGAGTATGCACCAACAAGAGATGCTTTTATACAAAGTATAGGTGTTCATAATGTTGCAACACTTGCTGAAATGACAAACTTACATTTATACGACTTTGGTATATTTATAGATTTAGCACCTGATGAAGAAGAAAAACAGATGTTAGAGAATAATATACAGGCAGCTGTAGCTCAAAAAGGTATAGATCTTGAGGATGCTATTGATCTTAGAGAAATAAAAAATGTGAAGCTAGCTAATCAATTATTGAAGATTAGAAGAAAAAAGAAACAAGAAAAAGATCAAGCATTACAGCAGCAAAACATACAAGTTCAAGCTCAAGCAAATGCACAAGCACAACAAGTTGCTGCACAAGCTGAAGTTCAAAAACAACAAGCTTTAGCACAAACTGAGATGCAAATAGAACAAGCTAAATCTCAAATGGATAATCAAAAAATGGCTAAAGAAGTTGAACTTAAAAAACAATTAATGCAGTTTGAATTTGATTTAAATATAAGATTAAAACAAATGGATTTACAAAGTATTAATCAAAAAGAAAAATACAAGGAAGATCGTAAAGATCAAAGAACTAAAATCCAAGCAAGTCAACAATCTGAATTGATTGATCAAAGAAAAAACGAGAAACCACCTAAGAATTTTGAATCATCAGGTAATGATATACTTAGTGGTAACTTTAACTTAGGTTCGTTTGATCCTAAGTAATTATTTTTAATTTTTTATATTATATTATATTATGGCTAAAAAAACAAAAAAAGAAGTTGTTGAAAATACAACTGAAGAGAAAGTTGAGTCAACACAAAGTGATGACAAGATTAAAATAAAAAAACCAAAATTCAGTAAAAATACAGATGAAGTTACTAAAGTAGACCTTCGTAATGTTAATAAATCTGAAGAAGAGGTGATTACTAAAGAAGAGGAAAATCAAAAAACAACCGATGCCGTTCAAGAGTCAAAGACAGAGGAATTACCTGTGGGCAACGAACCCGAGGTTAGCGAGGCAGTGGGAGAACAAAACTCCAAAAGCGAAGCTAAACAAAAAGATAAAGAACAAGTTCCCAAGGATGAACAAAACGACGTTCTCGAGGAGATAACTGAAGAAGAGGTTGTTGAGCAAAAAACAGAAGAATTAACGGAAGAAGTTAAAGAAGCTGTTGAGGAGCAAAAAGAAAAAGGGGTTGAATTACCTGAAAATATACAGAAGGTAGTTGACTTTATGAATGAGACTGGTGGAACATTAGAGGAATATGTAAGATTAAATCAAGATTACAGTTCGCTAGATGAAAAACAGTTATTAAAAGAATTTTATAAATCTACAAAACCTCACTTATCAAGTGATGAAGTAGATTTTTTAATGGAAGATTCATTTTCTTACGACGAAGAAATTGATGAAGAAAGAGAAATTAAAAGAAAGAAATTAGCGCTTAAAGAGCAAGTTGCTAGCGCTAAATCCCACTTAGATGGATTAAAATCTAAGTATTATGAAGAGATCAAGGCAGGTTCTAAGTTAACTAGTGAACAACAGAAAGCTGTAGATTTTTTCAATCGTTACAATAAAGAGTCAGATGAGACGAGTAAATTAGTTGAGAAGCAGAAATTAACATTTAACAAGAAAACTAATGAGGTTTTTTCCAATGAATTCAAAGGTTTTGAATATAAAGTGGGAGATAAAAGATATAGATTTAATGTTAAAGAAGCTGATAAAGTAAAACAAACTCAAAGCGACATCAATAATTTTGTTAGAAAGTTTCTAAATGAAAATAATGAGATGGTAGATGCTAAGGGTTATCATAAATCTTTATTTACAGCTATGAACTCAGACACTATAGCTAATCATTTTTATGAGCAAGGCAAAGCAGATGCAATAAAAGAAAGTGTTGCACGAGCTAAAAATATAGACATGAACCCGCGACAAGGTCACGAAGGTTTTGTTAATGCAGGCGGAATAAAAGTGAGAGCGCTAACTGGTGATAACTCTTCTGATTTTAAGTTTAAAATTAAAAAGTAGTTTAACATTTAAAATAAAAATAAAATGGCAGCAGCAGCAGTAACCGAGGGTAGTAATTTAAATTCAGTACCCGCACCGGTAAAACAAACGCTTAGTTCAGCGTATATCGATTTTACAGCTTCTGGCACAGCAGGATGGGCACAACAACATTTGCCTGATCTAATGGAGCAAGAAGCCGCAGTATTCGGTAAAAGGACTATTTCTGGATTTCTAAATCAAGTTGGAGCTGAAGAAGCAATGACATCTGATCAAGTTATCTGGTCTGAGCAGGGAAGATTACATATTAACCTTGCAGCTGTATGTACAACGGCAGCATCAGGATTAATAACTTTTAGCACAGCTCACGAGTTAAGAGTTGGTGATACTATTATAGTACATGAAACAGGTGGCGGTAACTCTATATTAAAGTGTTATGTGTCAGCAGTTGGAAGTACAACTACTATCACTGCATTACCTTATACTCAAGCAACTTTAGCTACTGGTTCTTTGTTTGCAGATAGCGATGCAATAACTGTATTTGTTTATGGTTCTGAATTTGCTAAAGGAACAAGTGGACGTAGTGATGTGATTGCACCTAGCTTTAAGTCTTTTACAAACAAGCCAGTTATTATTAAAGATAAGTATGAGATTTCAGGATCTGATGCTTCTCAAATTGGTTGGGTTGAAGTAACTGGAGAGTCTGGGCAATCAGGTTATTTATGGTACTTGAAAGCTGAAGGAGATACTCGATCTAGATTCACTGATTATTTAGAAATGGCATGTGTTGAAGGAGAGAAAAAAGTAGCATCAGCTAATGCATCAGTTCCAGATGGTACTGAAGGTATGTTTGCAGCAATCACTGATAGAGGTCATTATTCTGCAGGTATTCTTGGAAGTTCTGCTTCAGACGATTTAGGATCTTTTGATAATATTCTAAAGAAGTTTGACGCACAAGGAGCTATTGAAGAAAATATGATCTATGTAAATAGAACTGCTTCATTAGCAATTGATGACATGCTTGCGGCTCAGAACTCTTACGGTTCTGGCGGTACTTCTTATGGAGTATTTAGCAACAGCGAGGACATGGCATTAAATCTTGGTTTTTCAGGTTTCCGAAGAGGATCTTATGATTTTTATAAGTCTGATTGGAAATACTTGAACGATGTCGGAACACGCGGTGTTTATGGCGATACTAGTATCCGTGGAGCAATTATTCCAGCTGGAGTTTCTAGTGTTTATGATGAGCAGCTTGGTAACAGCATGAAACGACCTTTCTTGCATGTTAGATATAGGGCTTCTCAAACTGATGATAGAAAAATGAAAACTTGGATAACAGGTTCTGTTGGCGGAAACGTAACTTCGGATCTTGATGCCATGGAGGTACATTATCTATCTGAAAGATGTTTAGTAGTACAAGGAGCTAATAACTTCTGTTTATTAACCTAATAACAATTATTTAATAATTACCCTTATCCATTGGATAGGGGTAATTTTTACATTTATTATATTATATTATATTATGAAAAAGACAGTAAAAAAAGAAACTCAAGATAGAGTTTTAAAAGACCGAGTTTTTATTTTAAGAAATAATTTATCACCATTAACATATACAATAAAGAGTAGAGGTGTTTATCATTTTGATGAAGAAAAAGGTTTTGAAAGAGAATTAAAATATACTCAAAATCAAAGAACTCCATTTGTTGATGAATTCAAAGGAGACGCCAGATTAGAACATATAACATTTGAAGATGGTGTTTTAAGAGTTCCAAAAGAAAAACAAACTTTGCAAAGGTTTATGGAGTTATCTCCTGATAATGGTAAAGTTTATGAAGAGTTTGATACAGTACAAATAGCTGTTGACGAACTACAAGACTTAGAGTTAGAAGTAGAGGCTTTAACTGCCGCAAAAACTTTAGATATAGAAATAGCTGAAGCAGTAATGCGTGTAGAATTAGGTTCTGAGGTATCTAGCATGAGTTCTAAGGAACTTAAACGAGATTTATTATTGTTTGCTAAGAATAACCCAAGTTTGTTCTTAGAGTTGGTTTCTGATGACAATGTACAGCTTAGGAATTTTGGAATAAAAGCTACTGAAGCTGGTATAATTAAATTATCTGATGATCAAAGAAATTTTACTTGGTCTAGTAATGGAAGAAAAGTTATGACTGTTCCTTTTGATGAACATCCATATTCTGCATTAGCAGCTTTCTTTAAAACAGATGAGGGTATGGAAATATTCTCAAATATTGAAAAACGATTAAAGGATTAAGTTCCATGTAGATGTTAGGCCATCAACTTGGTGGCTTAACTACTACAAAACAAATAATTATGGCAATAGATATTAATGATGTATATCAAAAAGTACAAGTAATAGCTAACAAAGAACAGAGAGGTTATGTTACACCTGTTGAGTTTAACTCATTAGCTAATCAAGTTCAAAATGATATTTTTGAACAATACTTTTATGATTTAAATCAAACTGATAGAAAACTAGAGACATACGAACAATATTCAAATGCTATAGATCTTATAAAGGAGAAGTTATCTCCTTTTCATTATTTTAAAGCATCTCCTTCTGCTACAAGTAATAATACAATGACTTTAGCTACTGGAACATACGAGTTAGGAGATGTATATTATACACTGAGTGGTTTAGATTATTTAGTAGAACCTATTAGTAAAGAGGAGCTTATAAATATAGAATTATCTCCCTTAGCAAAGCCTGTCACTAAAAGGCCTGTATATGTTAGAAAATCAGCTACACAAATAGATATATTTCCATCAACAATAACTTCTGGTATAACACATAATTATATTAAAAAGCCTACAGCAGTAGTTTGGGGATATAATACTGTAACTAGTGCTTATGATTCAAATACAACAACAAACTTTGAATTACATCCTTCTGAAGAAGCAAACATAGTTATTAAAGTGTTACAATTAATAGGTGTTATTATAAAAGATCCAGGTTTATATCAAATATCATCTCAAGAAGAAATAAAAGATTTACAACAAGAAAAAGCATAATAAATGGGATTATTAGGAACAACCACAGCAGAATCTTATTATAGTCAATCTCAGTCATTTACTGGTGATGGATCAGCGAAAATATTCACCCTTACACAAGCAAGTTTTCCAACATTACCATCAGCAGAAGCCGATTTTGAAGTATTTATAAATGAAATTTCAATAAATCCAAATAATTATGACTATGGAGTTTCTGGTACTAATCAATTAAGGTTTACTAGTACAAGTATAAATACAGATGTACAAGCAACTGACGGTGCTCCAAAAACTGGATTAATAGTATTAGTAAGAGAGATAGCTGAAACAGAACAGTATGGTAATTACCAACACGTAGATATAGAAGATATAATTAATAACTTTATAATATCGTATGTTGGTGAAGGTAAAATAATAAACAAAGTTAGAAAAGCAGATGTAGCTTTTCACGCTCAAAGAGCTATTCAAGAATTTAGTTATGATACTTTTAAATCTACAAAGTCTCAAGAAATAGAAGTACCACCAGCTCTTACAATGGTTTTACCACAAGACTACGTAAACTATGTTAAATTGTCATGGAAAGATGACAGTGGGTTAGAAAAAATAATATATCCAACAAGACATACAAGTAATCCAACAGCTTTATTACAAGACTCAAATTACAAGTATTTGTTTGATTCAAGTGGAAACCTACAAAAATCATACAACTCAAACACTTGGGGTGACTTTTCAACTCCAAATTCTGATTTAGCTGAATATAGTCAAGAAGAAAAACTAGATCAAGTAGATTTAAATGCTATGGGGTCTAGATATGGACTACAGCCTGAGTTGGGACAAAGTAATGGATCGTATTTTATAGATCAAACAAAAGGCATTATATATTTTAGCTCCAATATGTTTGGTAAAATTATTACACTTAAATACTTAAGTGATGGATTAGGTACCGATGCTGAAATGGTTGTACATAAATTTGCTGAAGAAGCAATGTATAAGTATTTAGCACACGCAGTTTTAGCTACTAAAATGAATGTACCAGAATATATTGTTGCAAGGTTTAAAAGAGAAAAGTTTGCAGCAACTAGAAATGCAAAAATAAGGTTGTCTAACCTTAAATCTGAGGAGCTTGCTCAAGTAATGCGAAACAAATCAAAGCAAATTAAACATTAACACATGCCGGAAATATCAAATAACTTTAGACTAGGTAGGATGGAGAAGGATCTAGACGATCGTCTGGTTCCTAATGGTGCATATAGAGATGCTTTGAATGTAGAAGTTGCTACGTCTGAGGGATCTGATGTTGGTGCTTTACAAAAAGTTTTAGGTAATACTAAAAAAGGTACAATAGGTTCTATGAGTAACCCAGTTTGTATAGGATCTATTAGAGATACTGAAAATAATAAAATATATTGGTTTATAACATCAGATTCAAGAGATGTTATAGCTGAATATGATGAGGCAGCTGGTACTATAGCTCCAGTTTTAGTTGATAATGATGCAACTGCAAAAGTTAATAGTGCTCTAAATAATACTACAACTCTAGCTGTAGATAATAATTCTGGAACTATAACAGTTGGTGATACTGTCACAGGTACCGGAATTTCAGGAAATGTTACTGTAGCCTCTTTGACTAACCAAAATAATTTAGTTTTATCTTCTTCTCAAACTATATCAGATAATGTTGATTTAACATTTACAACTGCTTTAAAATTTAGCACTAGTAATCTTATAACAGGTGTTAACATATTAGATGGTA